AAACTTTCTTGCTATGACATATCCAGATGTATTTTTCATAAAATTACATCCCGAACCTAAATTTACCTTTAAGATCAAACCTTGTATTATAGAAGCTATTGCTGCCGATTATACTGGTGGTGATATCCCAGCTTTTTATAAAAATGGTGCTCCAGTAGCAGTAAATATGACAATCAGATTTAAAGAAATTGAAATTTGGGAAAAGAATTCTTGGGATGCAAATACGGATGGAGCTGTATAATATGGATAGATATTTCGATAAATTTCCAATAATAACATATGCTAATAATATTTCTGTAGATATTATTAGACGTTCAAAAGTTTTAGAAAAATATTATTCTAATCCATATGTTTTCTATACTTATGATATATCTCATAAAGAAAGACCAGATCAATTTAGTGCTAGATATTATGATGATGCATATAAAAGTTGGTTAGTGTATCTGTCTAATAAAATAATTGATCCTTATTATGAATGGTATCTTCAAGATAATGAATTTTATGAAAATTTAGCAAATAAATATGGTTCAGTATATAATGCTCAAACTAAGGTAAAATATTATAGAAATAGTTGGGAAGGCGTGGAAAATTTGTCAATCAGTGCTTATAATGCACTAGATTATGATCTCAAGAAATATTGGACTCCTCATTATGATGAATTTGGTAATATTTTGAATTATGAAAGACTTAAAACAGATTGGATAATGAATACTAATAAAATTTTCTCATATGCAATTTCTAATAGTAATTTTATTACAAATGAAATATGTGATATTGTTTTTGATATAAGTAATACTGGTAAAGGACAAGTTGTTAAAAAATCAAATACTCATGTATATTTACAACATTTGTATGGCACATATGAAACTAGCAATACTGTTTCAATAGTTCCAAGTAGTTATATATATGGTACAGAAAGTAATGTAAATACAGTATTTACAACTGCAACATGTGTAGCCAATAATATAAAATCAGAAGAAGAAGTTTATTGGACTCCTGTAACATTTTTTCAATATGAAGAAGAAAAAAACGAATACAATAAAACAATAAAAGTTATGGATAATAATTTGACAACACAAATAGTTAATGAACTATATGATTTAATGAGGAAATAATGGGTATAAATGTTGATGACGTCTTTAGAATAGAAAATATGACTTTCACTTGTTCTAAAGGCGATATACTTAGAGGTACTGGCATTACGGTCAATAAAGCCAGAATGGTGACAACTAAAGGCACACCATATCCAAGGGTAGTTTGTGAAGTTCTTGATCCGTATAATGCTATTGGAAGAGATTTACGATTGGATGGTTCTGAAAAAGGTGTTACTTTTGGAGTACGTACAGGAAGAGGACCTATTGTTTTTTCAAATATGGTTTTTGAAAAAGACGAAAATACTGACAATAGTATGTATCCTCCATCTGATCCAATGGGACCAACTGGACACTTTCAAGTTCATACACTAACTATGGTTGCCCAAGATTTAGAAAATGCCAATAAAAATCTCGTTCCAGATAATTTTGTTAATCAAACTCCTACTTCTATAGTTCAACAAATAGCATCTAAATACTGGCAAAGTCCATATGGTGTTTCTACTGAAGTTATGGCTAAACCTATAACTCTGAATGCTGGCAACAAACATTCCAAAGATGTAATTGAAAGAGTTGCTGGAATGTTTGATACCACACATGCAGGTATTAATGGTGATTCTTTGATGGATCTCTATTTCTATAGAAAAGGAAGTACATATAAATTAGATCCATTTAGTGCTTCTTTTAATCATGGTGTAGTAGATACATTCACACAATATGATCAATTGTCTGGTGCTAGTTTATCTGAAGATGAAAAAAGTAGAATGATTTTAGAATATAAAGTCAAAGGATTTATGAATGTTGAAGGTAAAGTATTAAATGTAACTAGACAGATAGTTTACAATTTGGCAACTGGCGAACTTACTTCACCATTTCCTTTTGGAAGTAGATTTAAAATGACACAAGGAATTCCAATTGTAAAGGACGAATTTGCAGTAGAGCCACATGTTGTTTTTGCAAAAAATGATCCTGCAAATAATGAAACACCAGGATTATTGTTAGGAACAGCGGCTGAAAATAGAGTTAGATATCTGGCAGATTTAAATCAATGTTCTATAGAATTTGTTATTCCGCCTGCACCAAATATTGATTTAGGTGATATGGTAAATTTAAGAATAACTGACAAAAATGCTAGAAATACAACTTCTTCCTTGGGACTTATCTCTTCTTATGATTCGAATATATATTCTATAATTTATGATATTGATATGAATGGAGATTCCCAAACATGCAAACAAAGAGTAACAACACTAAAACCAACACAGAGGTATTAAAATGAAAATGTTTATTGCAGAAGTCAGAGATATTAAAGATCCTATGAAATCTGGAAGATGCAAATTAAGAATATATGGACAACATGACAATGAAGAAACTGCTGGTGATGATAAAGCAGTATGGGGAACCCCATTGATGGGAACAACAACAGCATCTACTGCTAGATCAGGAACTATACCAACTGGTATGGAAGTAGGTTCTAGAGTTATGGTGTGTTATGCATCAGATGATGTAAACTGTCAAAATCCATTTATTATGGGAAGTTTTCATAGAGCAGGATCAGGAAATTCAACAGGCTGAGGTAATATATGGCTATTAAAACAATATTAGATCAAGACGTAACAAGTAAAGATGTAGATTTAAGCAAATCTGATATTCCTTTAAAATATGAATCAGATGAATTAAATGAATTTAAATTAAAACCACAACCATCTCCTTTTAATGTTAAAGTTGGTAATCAACCTCTTAAAACACAAAACGATCAATACGCCGAAGCAAAAAGGATTACATTATCATAATGTCAAATGTTGAAAATAGAGATGGCGATTCTGCTGTAAATAAAATGAGAAAAAAAGGCAAAAATGTTGAAAAACCAACAACAGCTGTTGCCGAAAAAAATTTAAAGAAAGTATTTGATGCTTTAAATGAAGTAGATCCAGCAAGAATATCTGAAGTTTTAAAAAATTCCGCTACTGAATTTAATAAAATTAATACTTTTCTCAATATGGCATCATCTTCTAGTGGTGGAGGTGGAAGTAAACCAAATAGCGGTGTAAAGAAAATGCTTACAGATGCTCTTACAGGAGCACTTTGTATTTTAGTTAAAAGACATGGATACATCACAGTATTAACATTTTTTACTAATCTTTTGACAATATCAAATTATAATTTATTATTAGATGATTATAAAGAGATAGTAAAAAATGCTATGGAAAAACTGTACATAACTGTTTTAATGTATGGTGAAAAAAATATTCCAGTGTCTATTATTCCTGCTATAATATTAGGAGATAAAGTTCCTTCTACATTAATATCAGAAGTTCCAGATCTTTATGTTCAACAATATTTTACATCTGATAATGATCCATATCCTGGTTATATTCAATGGATAGGTCCAGATGATGATATAGTCTATACATTAAGAACACCATCAGATCCACCATTTGATACATCAGAAGAACATGTCTATTCAATAGCAGAACAAGGTTTGGCAAACGATTTAGATGTTTATTTTATAGATAAAACATTAGTATTAACAATCCAAAAATTTAGTGAATTATTAATATACTATTGCAATTTGATGGAAGATCAAGCAATAAAATCTACTGTCGGAAAAAATGCAAATAATATGTCTGGAAATTTAGCTCAATTGCTAGGAGTGATATTAAGTTCTCTTGTTAGTCAAGCACAAGCCGGACATATTCCACCTTCAGTTTTAGATAAAGGGAAAATGAATCAATTAATATCTGATAATAATAAAATGCAAGGTCGTTTAAATTCTTTCATTAAACCTTCTCTTAAAAAAGCAGTTTCTGGAGAAATGGATGATATGTCAGGAATGATGTCAAATTTTCTTGGTGGAGGCAATTTATCTTCTTTGTCTGGTTTGATGTCAAATTTAAGTAGTTTGACTGGTGGAGTTAATACTTCTTTACCATCTGTACCACCTGTACCACAAGCCAATGTCGAAACAGCAATTAAAACAGTTTCTGCTGCACAAGATATTGAAACCACTATGAAATGTTTAAAGAATTTTGTTTAAAGGTAAAAAATGGCAGATCCTTTTTTAAATAAAAAATATCCACAAGATCCAACAGCTGCAAAAAAAAGCAATCCAGAATATCCTTGGATGTCTGGACATAGTGACAGAAATGGTAGATATCAGATAGCGTATGCTGATCCTGATAAACCAAATGAATCATTTGATCAAACATTTAATCATGATGGTTCTACTAAAACTAATTTAGCTCTAGAAGACAGTAAAGATAATGGTGTATCTTATTCTCTTGAAAACCATACTATAGGATATAGTTTGGGAGGAAAATCTGGAACTACAGATTCACACCAAGATGCATATAATGGAGCAACAAATAGAACCAATGTGGCAGGAGGCGAACATAAAAATGTTGGTGGTGACCAAGGTATAGCAACAGGAGGTTCTAAATCTAGTTCTACGGGTGGAGGAGAAGCTAAAGGAACTTCTGGCAAAAGTTTAGCTGACAATTATAGATATGTTTCTGGTGATAATACTGTTCGTTATGATGGTAGTGAATATATTCATAGAGATGGAAATTCTATGACTACGATGGGTGGATCTAAATATGAAGTGTTGAAAAATGGAGAATGGGGATTGAATGTCCAATCTGGCAATTGGGACATTCAAGTCGATGCAGGGCAAGGAAGATTGTTTGTACAACAACCTTTATTAATTGAAAGCCCTGCTAAAATAACATTTAAAGTCGGTGGATCGACTATTACTATGGAGCCAGCACAAATAACATTAGTTTCAGATCGTATAGATCATAATCCATAAGGCAAAAAATGTCAGTTAGACCATCAAGAGCAGATGTTATCTCTCCAAAACAAAAACAATCGGAATTTTTTTCTGATTTTCTAAATAGTTTTATGAAAACACCTGTTGGTGATGAACTAGCTAGAGTTACAAATGAACAATCAGTAAATCAATCTTTAAGAAATTTGATCAAAACAAATCTTGGTGAAAGGCTTTTTCAACCTGATATAGGATCTAATGTTAGAGCTTCTTTATTTCAACCATTAGATCCTAGTACATCAGAAACTTTAAGATTTTATATTGAATCTGTTATAGGCAACAATGAACGTCGTGTTAATTTATTACAAGTAGAAGTACAAACTTTTTTTGATCAAAGAGAAACTGGTATATATAAAATAACTTCAGAACATGAAATAAGTATAACCATATATTATACATTAATAAATAGTACGACACCAATAACACTTTCAATGATTCTTAGAAGAGTTCGTTAAATATGGCAAATAGTTCATTAACAGTTTCATCATTAGATTTTGATACACTCAAAGATAATTTAAAATCTTTCCTTTCAAATCAATCGGCATTCAAAGATTATGACTTTGAAGGTTCTAATATTAATGTCCTACTTGATGTTTTATCATATAATTCATATTTAAATTCATTTTATTTGAATATGGTTGCATCAGAAATGTTTCTGGATTCGGCACAAAAATATGACACCGTAATTTCACACTCCAAAGAATTAAATTATGTTCCTATTTCTTCTAGCTCTTCACAAGCTAATATTTCTGTTACGTTTGAAACTGTTGGTCTTAATGGTGTATTGACTATACCCAAAGGAACAAAATTCTCAGGAACAAACTCCAACAATTCTTATCAATTTGTAACCAGAGAAACAAATGTAGTCTATTCTGGTAACAACACATATACTGCTAATTTAACAATACACGAAGGATCTTATTTCAAAGATTCGTTTATATTTGATGAAACAGAAGAAAACTTGCTTCTAAAATTATCAAATAAAAACATTGACTTAGACAGTTTAACAGTAACTGTTTCTGAAAATAATGGTGCTAATGTTTATACATTTGCACGAGCAGAAACTTTGTTTATATTAACAAAAAATTCAGAAGTGTTTTTTGTTCAAGGATCAGACACCAATTCATATGAAATTGTATTTGGAGATAACATACTTGGAAGAAAACCACAACATCTTTCTACAATAGTAGCAGAGTATGT